ATATAATTCAAAAAAGTCATCAACTGAAAAAGATAGGGTTTCATCCTCTTGAGTTATTAATTGACTAAATTGGGTGTCAATTACTCTACTATATGAGTCTTTACTAAATACAGTTTTTTGAACTGGGATTTGGGACATTATCTTATAACTTTAAAAATGTAATCTTTATCCGATACTATTACTTCTTTATTATTAATTATAGTTTTAATAAGTAATTTATAATAACGTTCAGGTTCTAGTCCATTCATATAGATGTCAAAGTAGTTACCATTTGCATCACAACTTAATTTAGTATATGATGTATCATAATCTACGACAATTTCTTCAGTATCCAAATCTTTTATTGACCAATATGAAGAAGAAGGTAAAGCTTTATTAACTAAATATCCAGAGGTAGTTGTAAATATTCTAACAGGATATCTATCTCTTACGTTTACTTTAAAGCGTTGTACTGAGTCTTGTTGAAATTCTCCTTTATTATTACCTAAAGTAGCAACAAATTGACTAGAAGTAATTATAGCTAGGGATCCTGTACTATATGATGAATCATCCCACCTAATTTCTAAACATGGGGGATAAATAGTATTAGTATTTCCAGCAAAATATTTAGTTTCAAATTTAGAAGCAGTAGTAAATTCAAGTGAAGAATTATGTTTAAGAATAAATCCTTCATTTGAAATTGAACTACTATACCATGCACTTACAGTATTTGTTACTTTTAATTCTATATCTTTTGAAGTAGAATTAGTAAATGATTGTGTTGATTGATAAACAGAAGATGTATACCATAATCCACCACCAACTGTACTTCCTGATCTGAAAGACCCAGTTGTACCTGCAGGGAATGTACTGAACCATGTGCTGCCACTAAGTACATTCCTAAATTGCCAACTGGCTCCATCTGTAGTAATAGGAGTATTTCCTAATTTGCCTGTTCCTATATTCCAACTTCCTGAAACAGGATGGCAATATAGGGTATAATCTAAAGGAAGTGATGATGCATTAGATAGATATAATTTTAAATAAACATCAAATGCTTTATTTGTTACATTATTAGCAATTATATTAGTTATTTGACTTGATGGAAATTTAATTAACCCACGAGATACTTCATTAGTACCTGTTACAGTATAAAATGTACTTAACTCAATTAATTCATCTAATCCCGTATTAACTGTAGGATAATATGAATAGAGAGTAGCAGTTTTTTCAGGAAATATTTTATAAACAGCCATAATTAGTGATTACTACATATAAATATGGCGACTGTAAACTATTTTAGGATAATAAAGTGTAGTATTCTTTAAAATGTTTCATGCGATCTACTAAACCATTAGTACCACCATTAACACATTTTGTAACAGCAGTTATAACCTCATCTGAAGCTCCGGCATCACATTTTTTCATACAGCGTTGAAAAAACCAAGCCGCTGATAGTAGTGGATATTTAGTAGCAACTAGGTCAGGATTAGCAATAGTATCAACTCCAATTGAATCTCCAAATGCTTTATAATTAGATTTACCTGTTAATTGAATGTAACCACGTCCTCTAAATTTATATCCTTCACCTGATGCTTTGTCACCATTACCCATTCTATCAGCATACACTATATTAGCTATTTTTTCAGGTTTACGTTCATATGCTTCAGCTAATCCTTGAGTTGGAAAATATTTTTTAAATACAGCCATTAATGACTTAGAACTATAATTTAAATTTTCAACTGTTAATTTGAATCCTCCAGATTCGTGACCACATTGTGCTAAGAAATGAGCTAAACGTAATGGAGTATTAATTTGAAATTTTACAGCAACATCCGGAATTTGAGAAATTACATTATCAGGGATATGTCCTTTTAATTTATCTAATTTTAAGCCACCTACATTAACCAATGGAAGTGGTACGGGTGAAGCCATTGATTTTTTCATAATTAACTCCCATAATTTATCTTTAACAACTCCATCAGGTTCTAAACCGTGTTGGATTTGAAATTCTTTTACAGCTTTTTCTGTTTTAGGTCCATAATTACCAATAGGCTCTATTCCTAACTTTTCTTGTAAAAGTTTTACATTAATATTATTATCGCCTCTTTGTAATTTCATAAATTAGTTTTATAGAGTAACTACTCTGCCTTGAATATCAGTATTAGGATATCTAATTTCAAATATAGCGGGGTCCATAGATGGATATATGTTTCCATTTCTTGTAGCTCCTGCTATATCATATCCATATTGGGAATAGGTAGCTCCAGTACTATCTTGTTTATTTATTATCTCTATTTTAGATACAGATTGTACTCCCCTTATTTGTAATAAAGTAGCCATTACATCTGAAATGATAATTGGTTGGTTTATTTGCCATTTATCTATATTAAAATAATTTTGTAAAGCCGTTACACAACTAGTTAATACATCTTTATTTGAAAATCCACTTAATATAGTAATGTCAAAATTTATTGCTATATTAATATAAAATGCATCTCTAATATTAATAGCATCAGATACCATTCTATATTGATTAATATAGGTTACTAAATTTTCTTTTAATGTTGTGGAAGCTTGGATTATTTGTTTATTTGAATTATATGATAAAACATATAAATCTAAAGATAAAGGATTATTAGGTTGTGTATAAGTTACTGTTTGTTGAGGATTGTCGCTCATATTTTGAGAAATATAAGCTTTAGCAACCACACCATAATTTGAAGGCATTGATAATGCTCTTACTATATAATCATCTTTAGTTACTGCTCTTAATTGAGTTGAATATGAATATAAAGCGTTTTGTTTAATTTCATCTGTTGTATCTCCATTTCTACCACCTGTTGCAGGAATAGGATTATTAGATACAACACTAGCTAAAACGGTGGCTGCTGCTCCTCCCGGAGTATTTTTAAAATAAATACCAGATGTATTTAAAATAGTTAAATCATTAGCAGGAATATTAGATGTTATTCCTCCTCCTACTAAATAGGTAATATTAATACTTCCTGTAGGAGCTAACCCATATTCTTGAGTAAACATTACTGAAGCTTCATTATAATTATTAGTTAATAATGAAATTCCAGGTACTAAACCTAATTGAATATTATCAGGGGTAGGTATGATTTGTGAATCTGTTTTATTTTGAGATAATCCAGCTCCAAATTCTAATTGTAATGTATTATCTGAGAGTATTCTAGATACAAAACGCCTAGGTACTTTTTGTAGTTGTAATAAATAAGGGACTTGGTCTGTTGAATATGAAGGATTAGCTACTTTTTGAAAAATTGACGATTGAGCCAAATAAGGTACTTCGTACCATATATTTCCATCACTTCCAGTAACATTTAGTATTTGTAATGTATTAGTATCATTTATATCAGCTGTTGCAAATTTATCATTACCTGAAAATGATACTGTAGTTGATTTAATCTCAGCTGATATGGCTGGAATAGATTTCTTAAATAGGTAATAATTAGAATCAACATAACTGATTTCGACACTACCTGTATCAGTAAAATCTATTTGTTGTGTAGTTAAAAACTTAATTCCTGTACTATTTGATGTTATAGGAGTATTTGCAGGAATAATTAATCCATAAGTATCATAATCAGGAGTTGTAATTCCTCCATTAGTAATAGATGGAACTAACTGATATACATCAACAGTAGTAGTTGAAGCATATGATGCTTTAGGTCGATAACCCATTACATATGACATAGCGTATAAATTTTCTTTTTCTTTAGCATATAAAAGAAAATTCTCTTGTGTTTGAGTATCTAAATAAAATGACATAACATCACCAACATATGATGCCATTTCAATAAACATATTTCCAGGAGTAGCTTCTGAAAAATCATTATATGTTGTTGGAAAATAAGTTTTAGCATACTGTTGTAAGGCAGTTTTAAAATCTGTAAATCCTTTATTTAGATATGATATATTCTTATCTTCGTTAATCATTATTATTGAAATTGTACTGTTACTTGATCTGGTGTATTTGAAATATTTAGTAGATAATTGACACTTAGCTCCATTAAATTAGAATCAGCATCCGGACTTATATTAATATCTATTACTGTTATTTCAGGAATGAAAATATTAATACTATTAATTAAATCCAATCTTAAATTATCAATATTAAAAGAATTAATTCCTTCAAATAAAAAATTTCTTAAATTTGTTCCAAAAAAAGGATTTATTATTCTTTCTCCTTTAGTAGTTAATAATAAATTAAGTAAATTAGATTTTATTTGATCTTTAGTAGTGTACGTACTAGTAAAAGGTTTGTCAAAAGGTAAAGATACCCCAATAGCAATATTTTTTTGTAAATCAAGTGGATTTACTCGTATCGTTTGAGGTATTGGCATATTATCCTAAATTTCTTAATCCTGATAAATCTTGAGCAGTCATATTGGCTGCAGAGTCAGCTAGAAAAGCAGAAAATGGGTTTATTTTTTCTCCTGTATTTTCATCAACAGCGTCAATTACTTCTAACTTAGAAGCAGGTTGTTGAAATCCAAATGCTTCACCCATTTTGGCACGCAATGATGCCCTAATATTAGGATCACCAGGCATTATATTATTACTAGTAAGACTTATTGTTTTATTTTCACGTAATGCTTTTTTTTCTTGTTTAGCCATGTGCTCTTCAAGAAT